GAGCGCGTGCGACCGGCAGAATTAAGTGCTGGTCGAGTAGGACCGGCGAATCTCGGTTGCGTGGCCGCCCGGAGCGCGAAGCGTGGATCCGGGGACGCGCAGGTTGTCGCGGTTCCAGATCAGGTACTGATAGCTCTGGCGATCCACCGGAACCTTCGGAAAGATGAGGTCGCCCACCAGCGGCACGCTATCATCGGCGAATTCCTTCGCATAGTTGGCAAGCGCCACATTCAACGCACCCGCCGGCATAAGGCCTACATAACCGCCCATCGCTTCTTCCTCCTGTCCGCCTCAGGCGGAGTGAATTCGTGCAAATCGAAAACCGTCAAGCCGCCGCTTACGAGATGGCAGCGGGCGTGGGGCCGGTGAGCGAAACCTGATTCCAGGTGCCGTTCACCGCCTCAAGCAGAATGCCGTCGCCGATCGCGGCGTAGGTCACAATGTGATGTACTCCATTGATGCCAGAGGCCGGCGTGGTCACCGTATGCGCATGAGCCGTAGCCGCGGTGATAAAGAGCTTCGTCCCGTCCTGCGCAGGGGTGCTGGGCGCGGCCAGGGTCATCGCAAGGGCAGCGGCGCCATTGATGGCAGCCGTGCCGGAAGCCACGGGAATCGCGCCCGCGGCGGTGTAGTAAGTGACCGGGTCGCCCTCCAGTGTGAGCGCGGAGCCGAAAAGGCCCAACACAAACACGTTGGCGAAGCTGCCCGGCGAAACATAAGTCTGCGGCTCCAGCGCCACGGCGACCACTGGCTGGCCCGGCTGCGCCGGCACAAGCTGCCCGGCTGCATTGGTTGTGAGCAATTGCAGCGAGGTGACGGTCGCGCCGATCTGCGCTACGCACTGGCCGAACTCGACAACCTTGCACGGGTTGTAAGTGTTGACCGCGTCTTCATCGAGGATACCGACAGCGGGAGCAGCGGCGGCCGCGACGAGGGCGGCGTGGTATTGGTCGGTCCCGTAGGTCACGGCCAGGCCGCGCAGGTAACCGGTCACGGCTGCGGGCAGCAGCGATTCGGACGCCTGAACGCCCTGCGGACCTTTTGCTTCAACGTAGATGCTAGCCATGTGCCCTCCTGGGCTTCGTATTCAAAGTGTGCCGGGAGAATCGGAGCTTCCCGGCTGATTCCGCAGCGCCCCGCCGCCGCTGCCGCCCGGTTAGGCGGCACTCGGGTTCTTGCTAGACCTGGCCGCCGGTCGCCCTGGCCACAGTCAGCTCGGGCTGCTCTGACGCAATCTGCGTAAGCGCCTCCGCGAACGAAATGCCTTTGTCTTTCTGCCGTGCCTTGGCCGCGTCGGTCAGCGGATCGCCCGTGCCTGTATTGCCGCGCCCCGCAGCGCCCTCAACCATGCGTCCGCCTGGAACAATCTTCGGCAACCCTTCCAGGAAGAGAACAAGCGTTTCCAGCGGCGTTACCTTCTTCTTCGCTTCGCCCTCGCCGAACTCAACCGTGGTGGCCACCTTGGCCAGCTCGTCGAACACCAGGCGCAGGCCCTGCTTCTCGAACGCCGGGATCCACTTTCCAGCCGTCCTGAGCCTTGCCTCGGCTTCGATCGCGCGCTGCTTTACTTCGCCGCCGGCGAGAGCCAGCTCGCGTTCGGCAAATTTCGTGGTCTGTGTGGCGAGCTGCGTTTCGAGCGCGGTCACCTGAGCCTTCAGCGGGATAGTTGCCGCGGTGGCTGCTTCGGCGGCGACGCGCTTCACGTCGTCTTCGCTGAACGTCTTGGTCGCTGTGGACTTGCCGAACATCTCGGCGAAGAATGCCGAGACGGCTTCCTTCACCTGCTCGGCAACGGTTTTTTCGTTTGCCACTGTTCCATCCTCCTCGAAGTCCACCGCGATGAACTTCATTCCGTGATCGTCGAAAGCGACGTCCTGCAAACCCTTCACCTCAGGCGGCTGCGCGCCAAGCCATGCAACGTGGCGCAGTCCCGTGATGTTGCCCACGGCATCGCAATAGAACGCGGCCGAGCGCTTCTTGAACTTGCCCGCCTGGCGAGCTTCGTGAAACTTGGGATCCACCTGTTTTTCGCGCGCCAGCAGCTTATCGCCATCCACCATCAGGCCATCGATCCAGCCATACGCGGGCTTGTCGTCCGCCGGGTGGCCAATGGTTTCCGGCGCTTCATGGTAAGTCGGGTCGTAGCCGCGCGCCACGCGATGCAGATCCGCCGGCGTGATATTGCCCTTGCCGGCCGCCGTGTAATCGCCAGCGCGGAATATCTCGATCCACGGGCGCGGCGCTTCGGCGTGCGTCTGGCTGCTAGCGGTCTGGGTCGGGGTTGTCACTGCTGCCACCCTATCGGGCCGCATCCCCGGCCCGTGAGTTACATGAAACACTTGCGATAAATGAAACAGTTCTCAAAATCTCAAGCCGTTCCAGCCTGGCGGACGCGCGAATTCGGCGAGCACTGGCAGCCGTTCCAGGCCGCCTTCATCGCTGCCTTTGGGCGCGTCTTCCGGCAGCACCGGGATCACGGAGCATCGGCAGTTGAAGCCGTTGGGCGGGTAGATCCGCATCCACACCGGATCGATGGCCCGCGCGCAAAACCCGTCCAAAGCCGCATGGGCAGGCCTCACGCGCAAATCGCCCGCTGTCCAGTACTGCCAATAGGGCAGCGCGTCCAGCATGCCAGGCTCGCGCATCTGCTCAAGCCTGCCGGCGCTGTAAGCTTTGCCCGCATTGGTCTGAAACACCGTATCCAGCTCGAACGCCGCCAGCTTATCCACGCCGGCTTCCGTGGTTAGCTCGTCAACCGCATTATGGAAATCGTCGCGCGTGCCGCCCTTCGCCAGGATCTCGCCCAGCGCGTCGCGTATCTTCGCGATCAACCTTTCATCGCCGATGCCGGCCACGGTGAATGCATCGCGCCGGTATTGATTGGTGAGCCCGTCGAATAGATCGCGCGTCACCGGCGTCAGTGTGCGCAGATAGTCGATCGCGCCAGTTGGCGGCAAGTTGAAGCTGAAGCCCACGCCAAGCGTATCGCCCGCGATGGCCGGCGCGGCATCGTCTTCGGCGAAGGTGCTATGCCCGTGGCCCATCTGCGTTGAGAGCCGCATGGGCCGCTTCACGCGGCCTACGGCATATTTCGCCACATGGAGCCGCCCCAGCAGGTTTGCGCCGGCCAGGTTGCGCGCCAGCAGATCCCCGAGCTGCACCTGGGCATCTTCGTGTGTGGGTTCAGACGGCAAACGCGCTCCCGTTCACTTCTTCACTGCTCTCGCGGCGGCACAGCCGTAGCCGCAATCTGCCGCACCCGTTGTCTGAATATGCCCCGCGCATCTTTCTGCATCGCGCCGAATAACTTGTCGTACTGCTCCATCTCAGAACGCATGGCCGCCTCAGCCTCGCGCTCGGCAAACGTCGATGTGGTGGTATCGCGCAGCGCCACGGCCGGCGCGGTCACATTCGGCACCAGCACCTGATCTTCGGTCTCTTTCCCAGCCAGCGGCCGGTCGTAGCGGTCGGAGACATATCCAGCGGTGAATTGCTTGCCCATGCGCTGCAAGCCGCTATCGATGGTGAGCGCCAGCTCCAGATCCTCAGCCTCTTCCAAATCGAACTGCCAGCGTGGCATGGGCGCATTCGGCCCAAAGTTCCACATCACCAGCGGTCGCACGAGCTGGTCGTTGATAACACTCTGCAAACTGCGGCACAGCTCCACGCTGCGCTGGTCGAGAGTGTCCGCGTGCGTATCGCCCTGGGCTTTGGATCCCGTGCCACCCTCGTTGCCGAAGCTGGTGAGCGTTTCGCCCAACACTTTGCGGATGATCGAGTACTGCATCGTTTGGAAAAAATTCTCGTAGACCTTCGGATCCTGCGCTCTCGCGATCTTCAGCAGCTCCTCGTGGACCACCATCCCCTTTGGCACCGCGATAGCCACGCGCTCAACCAGCGCCTGCGCAATTTCGACGGCCTTTTTCTTCTCGCTCTCGTTGTCGGCGTCGTTGTATTCCACCACGGCCGTGCCGGGCCCCTTCTCGGCGAACCGCATCCAGATCGCCTGGATGTTCCGCTTGAACCAGCTCGGCCAGAAGACGCTCTTGATCAGGGACCGCCCCATGCGGTTGCGGCTCCGCTTGCGATAGCTGTAGATAAGGAACTTCTGTTCGGGCATCAGCGCGCCGTCACTCGCCCAGGGAGAATCGAGCAGCCGCAACTGGCCAACCTGCGGATAGAAGCGGTTGCCGAAGAGAAACAATTCCTGCGGGCAATCGCTGATGTCTACCAGCGAAGCCTGGCCCATGGAAGTATCGAAGATCATCTCCTGAACGCTGAAGCCGTAGCCGGGCGCGTCCAGAATACAGTCGAGCACCGCATGGAAGTCGAGCTTGTCCAACTCACCCTCGACGAATGTCTTCACCTCGTCCGCCAACGCGGATTCGTCGCCCTTGGCCGGCAACACGCTC